GTGGGTGAAGTCTGGGAGCCGTTCCAGCCCCAGCTGTTTTCGTTGGCGGTGTTGCCGAGCACCCGCAGGCGCTCCACGACGGTCGGGCAAGCCAGGCTTGCGCGAACGAGTGGGATGCCTGCAGCGGGGGTCGTGAGAGCCCCGTCACCGAACGTCAGGTTGAACAGTCGCTGACGACCAGTGCTGCCAGCGCCAGCCATCGCGGCTGCGCTGCCAGGAACTTCGGCGTAGGTCACATCGCCGGCTGCAATGTCTGCCATGTGGTCTCCTTGTGGAGGATGGGGAGGGGCCGAACAAGGTCAGCCCCTCCCGTCCTTTTAGGCGTCGAAGTCGCGGTCGGTGAGCGTGACCGTGCCAGCGCCGTTGTCGTGCGTGGAGACCTTCGCCTCGCCGGCCGGGTAGGCCTTGAGGTAGAGGATGCCCTCACCAGCCGCAGCGGCGTCGGTGACCTCGAAGACCACCTGCTCGCCCTTCTTGAGCTGCTTGCTGATGTACTTGCGGATGATGTCGCCCGCCACGTTCGTGCTGGTGCTGACCGTGCCGGTGCCGATGTCGCCCGAGCCGCGGTTCGTGTCCGAACCCGCGATCGGCCGCTTGTCGAGCGCGAGCACCAGCTGATCCGAACCACCAGTGATGGCGGTCGTGACCACGATGCCGAACTCGTACAGGTTGAGGTCTTCGACGGCGGTGACGATGAACTTGTCACCCGTCGAGGCCAGGGAAGTCGGAGTGCCAGCCGGCACCGCCGAGATGAAGTGAATCTGTCCTGCGTCGCGCATGTTTTTCTCCTCGTCTCCTTGGTTACGCCGAGGTGACGTGGATGACGCGGCACTCACCCGCGTTCGCCGTGTCCCACACGAGACCGAACGCCAGGATACCGTACCACGCCACGGACTTGGCGCGACCGAAGTCGGCCGGCTGCGCGGCGCGAAGCTCGGGGCTGACGGCTTCCGCCATCACGACGGAATCCTCCCCGAACACGACCGCCTCACCGATGCTGTTGGCTCCCTTGGCGTTGCTGAGAGCGTTCGAGTGGTTCGTCTCGACCCACCGAAGGTTCTCGATGCGGCCAACCTCGAAGTTCGCCTTCGCCTCGGGATTGGTGTAGATGTGCCACTGCTCCCACGCCGGGTCACGCCGGATGCCGCGGAGCGCCTTCGTGGCCGCCACGCCCATCCAGTTGTTGCCGTCCCAGGGCGGGCAGAGCAGCGTGGCGAACAGGTAGTCACGAATCTCCTCGCAGTGGAACACGTTGAGGTTCGTGGTCGCCGTGGCCGGGGTGCCGTTCGTGGTGATCGTGGCAGAGCCCGCGCCGGTCGGCGCGTACTTCACCAGAGTGCTCTTGAACGCCGTCGCGGCCATCGTGTCGAGCACGAGGGTCTTCTGGCTCATGAGGCGGCTCTGGATCGGGTTCTCGATGTCGAACTCGCTGAGGTCTTCCGCCAGCGAGGTGTACGGAACGGCGCGTCCGATCTCCTGCACCGTGATGGCGATGGTGCTGAGAGCGAACACGTCCTCGGGAATCCGAGCGGACTCCGTGAGGACCGCAGAGCTGGGCTCTGCGATCGTGGCGACGCGCGTCAGGGTGATGCTCTCACCCTTCTTCCGGCCGAACCCCTCGACTCCACGGACGAAATCCATGAACTTCGAGTTCTCCAGCGCCTTCATGTAGAGCTTGCGCGAGAGAGCGTGGTTCTTGTAGGTACCGGAAGGCGCGTCGAACGTCCAAGTGAACGGCGCAGCCATGTTGATGGTCTCCTGAGGCGATTACCGAGAGGTCGTGGCTGGCTGGGTTCCGCGCAAGAACGACTGCTTCGCAGCGGCGCGACGGGCGTTGACTGCCTCGGACAGCGACTTCGGGCCCTCATCCTTTTTGGCCGGCGCCTCGACTGCCCCGCGACGAGCGGAGCCTTCGAGGACCGGAGGCTTGGGGGTCCGACGAGCGCGAATCTCTGGCGCCTGGCCGGTCACCTTTGCGACGCGATCCCTTGCGAGTTCACCCAGGCGCTGAAAGCCCTCCTCGACGGAGAGCGGCGCCAGTTCCTCGCGGTGTTGGGCAAGGACCATATCCACGATGTCCCGGTTCTCCCGGAGCACCTTGTTTTCGTCCTTGGCGTAGAACTTCTCGACGTGGGTGTTCCAGTTGGACACCCGCTCCTTTTCCTGGTTCTGAGCCGCCAAATCCTTCTCGAACCCCGCGGCCTTCGCCTCGACCAGCTGCTGCTGCTCCCAGCGAACGCGCGCCAGGATCATGTCCTGGTGCTTCTTCGGGTCTTCGATCTGGAGGTCCGGGTCTGGAATCGGCGGTCCCTGATCCGCTCCCTCGTCGTCCTTCGGCCGTGCAGCGAGCTGTCCCTCCAGGCGGGCCAGGCGCTCCCGGAGCTGCTGTGTCTCAGCCCCTCGCGTCCCGTCCCTGCGGTTGATCTCCCTGGTGAACGCTTCTGCAAGGTCTTTCGGAGCCTTGAAGGTGCGGCCGTCGAGCGTTACGTCGCGTGTTCCGGCTGCCGTAGAGGCAGCGTCGCCATCATCGACCTTCGGGGATTCCTCCCCTGTTCCCTCGGGAGCGGCGGCCTCGTCGGCTGCACCGTCGTCCTGCCGGGACTGTGCTTCGATCTCCTCGGCAGACACGGAGAAGGCGGGGTTGAAACCCGTCATCAGGTCTGCGTCGGTGAGAGTCTTGGTTGGTTCGGCCATCGTCAGTCTCCTTGGCGGGGCTCATTCTCCCCGTCGTTGGGTTCCGACGCCTCCCGTAGCTGGTCAGCTGCGGTCTGCGCCTTTTTGATGTCGTCGTCTAGTTCTTCTTTGTATCGTCGCAGGGCGTTCGAGCACGCGACGTGCATGAACGCTCGATCGCCATTGATAGCCCCTGCGCGAAGCTCGTTCTCAGCCAGCGACCAAATCGCAGCCCGACGCCGATCAAGGTCGGCACCGACACCAAGAGCGAGAATCTGCCGGGCTCGGGCTCCTCGCTCCAATGCGCTGGAAATCGCATCGTAGTCCGGTGGCGTCTCGATGTCCGGGGCGCTCACGAACGGCTCAGGGCCGCGGACTCGGCGCCAGTGTCGATCAGGAAGTAGCCCTTCCGGGTGATTTGGTCGATTTCGAGGGCCAGCCGCTCCTGTATAGCGTATGCGCCATCGAGGCCGTGGTACAGCATGACGAGCACCGGGTCCAGGCCGCGGATCGTCTCGTCGGTTGGCCGGTTCCTACGATACCATGCCGCAGACTCCTCGGCAAGGGCCTTGACATCTGCCATATTCCCCTCCGTATACCCGCGGGTGAAGTCCAGGTTCTTGCGGATCACCTGGCCCATCTTCACCATGGTCTGCTGGAGCTTCATCGTGGCGTCCACCACGAAGCGCTCGCGCCGGCCCATGTTCTCGATCCTGTCGGCGTGGAACGCGAACCAGTTGTGCCACTCGACCGCCTTCGGGAACGCGGCCCCTGCCCCATACCACCACTCGCCTTTGCGGCTTACCTCGATCACACGAATCGTCCTTTCGCGCCGCGACGACGCTTCATCGCCCTGCTGAGCGACTCGGGCATCTGATCGTCGCAGTGCTCGCAGTGCTCCACGTCCATCTCGATCGAGTCGTCGTACTCGTTCGAGCTGACGCCAGACACCTTGCCGGTCAGCTTGAGCGTGTGCCGCTTGCCGACACCGACGCTCGACATGATCTTCTTCGCCTTCGGCCCGCTGACGCGCAGCCGAGAGGGCATCTTGTGCGGCTTGTTGCCCACCAGGGCGGGTTCCGTCAGCTTCTTGGCCATCAGCGCTTCTTCCTTTTGCCCTTCTTCTTCCGGCTCAGGCCCGCCTCGCTCATGGCGATGGCGATAGCCTGCTTGCGGTTCGTGACTACTGGTCCTGTCTTCGAGCCGGAGTGCAGATCACCGAACTTGAACTTGTGCATCTCCTGCTCGACGCCCTTCTGGCCCCGAGCGACGGGCATTACTCGTTCCCCACCAGGGTCTTGCGCGAGCCCTTCGGCCGAGGGCGGAGCCCGCCGTCTGCCGGCCGCTCACCCGCCTGCGGGGCGTCGTTCGACTGCTCGGGTAGCGCGCCCGCACCAGGGGTCTTCACGACGCGGTAGCCACCAGGGATGAAGCCGTAGCCCTTCCCGATCACCTTGGCGCCCATCAGCGCACCTTCCTGTAGCCCTTGCGGATGATGTCGAGGTCGTCCTGCGTGACGCGGGGCCCGCGGGGCTTCGCGGCCTTCGCCGCCTTCGCAGCGCTCGCGCGCCCGATCGGCTCGTCGGCCATCGCGGCGGCCTCTGCCAGCGCGTCCTTCTTCTTCTTGAGGTTGCCGAACAATCCTGCCATTACAGCTGTCCTCCTCGGAACCCCTCGGGGTTCGCGTTGTTCATCGTCTGCTCGACCGCGGAGCCGAACGTGCCGGTTCCGTTTGTTCCTGGTGCGCTGGGCGTCGCGCTGGTCGGCCCACCAGGGCCTGTCCCGGCGTCTCCGATCCCGCCTGCGGGAGAGACGACCTCGGGCTGCGGTACGCCAGCCGCTGCCGGGTCGATGTTGTAGCCGCCCGGCTTCTTCTCGTAGCGATCCGGGCTGAGCCGCATCGCCTTCATCATGTCCTCCATGTACGGCACTACGTCGTACTTGGAGTCGAACGCCATCATGAGCGCCGGGTTGACGCCGAGGCTCTGGAGGAAGGTCGTCAGGCGCGAGAAGACTTCCTGGCTCTGCATCAGCTCGCGGAGCCCCTTCACGTCGAAGCGGACGGAGGAGGCCATCATGACAAAGCGTTCCGCCGCCGTCATCTGCTGCAGCACCAGGGCGCGCTCCGGCCCGATGATCTGCACCAGCTCAGGCTCCAGGAAGTCGTCCACGTACTGCCAGAGCATGCCCCAGCCGAGTTCGAGGATCGGACAGATGAAGTTCTTGTCGAGCATCGCGGAGCCTGTGCCGAAGAAGCCCTGCGACGCCTGCGTCGTGAGGTTGAGTTCCGTCGCCTTGACCTGACGCTGCGGCATGTTGCCCTGCGAGGTCTCGGGCAGCGCGGTCGCAATCTGAAACTGCGCCGACTTCTGGCGCTGCATCTCCATGGCGAGCTGCGGAATCTGGCCGTCGTCCACGCGCTCCAGGAACTTGTCGTTCGGCTGGGCGCCTTCCTTCATCTTCCCGGTGTAGCCCTGCGGAATGCCGTTGTCGCACTCCTCCGGGTTCTCCAGAAGGTCGGGCCGGAACTGCCGGATGCCCCACACCTCGGCAATGGCGCCGTCGAGCATGAGGTTGTCCAGCTCGTTCATCGAGCGGGCGACCGGGACCGCGTGGTCCGCGAGCGCCTTGTGGACGGTCGAGAGAGGAACGCGGAGGATCGTGCCGCAGACGAACGGACGCCGCCCGATCCAGAAGGGGTTGGGCGTCGGTGAGCGGAGGAACTTCCGAGTCGTCGTCGTGGTAGCGAGGCTGTTGCGAGGGAGGAGCCGCTTGCCGGTCCTGAGGTCTACGATGTCGCCCCAGCACTCGCGGATGCGCGGCGCGTACACCGTCTGGTCACCAGGGTCGTCCTGGTCGGAGCGGCGCCGCTTCTCGTAGTCCGGGTGCGTGCCGCCAGAGTCGCCGCCTCCCCGCTGATTCTCCAGGGAGTCGATCACCGCGCTGTCGTAGTCCGGGTTGTCGCGCAGGGCGACGAGGGAGACCGACTTCTCGTGAATGTCGAACAGGTTGTCGCCGCTCGGGTCCGGGAAGTAGTCCTCCCAGGGCACCAGGTCCATCGCCAGGCGGAGCGTCGGCACCTCGACCTGCTGGACGATCTTGTCGAGCTGGCTGTAGTCCGACTCGTACTGCCCGAGCGGGTTGCCCGACTCCAGCATGAACTGGAAGCGGTTGCAGAGGACCGGGTAGACCTTGACCGTGGCGACCGCTTCGAGCGCGATCATCTTGCCGGCGTCGTTCATGACGAGGCCGAAGTTCCGGGCCACGTCGGCGTAGTCGCCGGTCTGGTAGAGGCGGCCGAGGTAGTACAGCAGGAAGCGGCGAAGCGTGACCGGATCGAAGGCGGAAGGGCCGAGGCCGACCGGCTTCACGTCGAACCAGTCGGTCGTCTCCATGAACGGCGTCGAGAACATGCCCGCGATCCGCTCGATCGCCATGGGGAAGTCGGGCATGAAGTCCTGCGACTGGTGCTTCATCTTGTGCGACCAGTCCTGGCGGCCGTGGTAGAAGTTCCAGTTCTCCTTGTTGCGGGAGGACCGGCTCCAGCGCGCGTTGTGCGAGACCGTCCGGTACCGCTGGATCGCGTCGTGAATCTCGTTCTCTGAGTCGAGGTTGCCGTCCAGGCTGTACGACAGGAGCGGCGTCTTGAGCGGGTTCTCGTCAGCCACGATTCTCTCCGAAAGCGTAGCCGGGCTGCTTCATCCGGCGCTGTGGATTGGTGGCTGACTGCCGACGACTCGCGGTTCCCCGCGTAGCCGGCTCACGGTAGCTTGCCATGTACCCGAATCCGTCGCTCCAGCTGGTGCGGCGGAAGTACGGGTCCTTCTTGTTGGTCGTCTTCTTGATCTTGCCGTGCTTGTCGAGGACTACCTGCTCGAAGTCCGCGATCGTCTCCACCATGTAGGGAGCCAGCTCGAAGCGGCTCCGCCCCATCGGGTCGCGGAGGATCATGCAGGTAGCGTTCACGCGGTCCTGAATGTTCGGGTTGGCCTCGGGCACGAACAGCTTGACGCTGTGCTTCGCGCCGCGGAGTCCCTCCATCAGCAGGGCGTAGTTGCTTCGGCCAGTCTGCCCCCGAGCCTTGCCAGTGGCGTCGCCGTATATCCAGACCTCGGCGCCGTGGGCGGGAAACAATCGCCGAAACTCCTCGGCCATCTGGATCGGGCCGGCGTCGGTCTCGATTGTGATTTCAGCCATGCCGCGGTAGATGCCCACCCCTCGCTCATTCTGCAGTTGAAACACTGTGCTTCCCATGGGCTCGACGTTAAAGTCCAGACACCAGAGGAGGGGAAGTCTCCAGTCGAGATGGCGCTTTCGATCCAGCGCGGGATTGACGTGGATGCCACGATCAAATGGGCCGTAAGCCCTGGCACCGCCGGCAAGGCGGAGCAGCTCACCATTGAGGCGTATTCGGCGCTGGATGCTCCCTTCCGGGAACATAGATTCCAGGCGCGCGATCTCCTCGCGTGGAATGAACGGGTTGTCGTAGATGCTTGCGGTGAACACGTCGAGTCGATCGCGGAGCTTGCCTTCGAGCCAGGGGCTGAACTTCTTGTCGAACAGCCAGCTGATTCCTTCGACGGTCTGCCCGTCTTCCGGCAGGAGCGTCGCACCACCACGCACCCAGAGCTTCCGCCCCGCTTCGACGCGGATCGCGCACTCGTTGTAGACCGACTCAGCCGGAGGCTCATCGAAGACCACCCCGTCCTTTCCCGTTCCGTAGAAGCTCTCCTGGCCCTGGTCGCACGACTTGTAGCCGCAGATCGAGCCGTTCTTCAGGCGGATGATGTTGTTCGTCGCATGCCAGCCCTTGATCTCGTGGGGCGGAATGAACGGCCGATGCGCGCCAGGTGGCACGTAGCCGTTGTCGAACATCTTGGGCTGCATGATGTCGCGGGACATGGGGAAGGTCGGGCTGACCACCCAGAGCGACACCGCCTTGTCGTAGATGTAGATGCCCTCGCCGCAGTACGCCGCTTTCGGGTTCGGGTTTCCGTGGCGAAGGAAGGAGGAGGCCCAGACCGCCAGCGCGTCCGACTTGCCGATGCGGTTCGCGCCCGTGTACCAGGCCTCGTCCTTCATGGACTCCAAAAAAGCGGCCTGGCCGCCGCCATACGCCGATCGAATTGGATCGAACGCGGCAAGCGGGTCCTCGGCCAGGCGCCGTCTGTACTCCTCAGCTGCCATCGCGGCGTAGATGAGGTCTTGTCGATTCATGCAGGGGTGTGCAACGGAGCCCAGAGGAGCGGAGTACGCCAGCGGTCGTAGGCCGGCGTGTCAGTCACCGGGGGTAGCTTCTGTCGCTCCAACCGAAGCTCGCGCATGCCGCCCTTGTAGATGTGGCAGAACTCGGTGCGGTTCGGGCCGCGCTTCTTGCACTTCCAGTTCTTCTGCTCAGCCCCGGCCGTTAGCGCGATCAAGAGGCAGATCGACCCCACGGCTAAGACCATCCAGAAGGGCACAAGCGATGCAAAGGAAGACGAGGACGCTGAGCAGGCTGAGCCAGACGGCCTCGGCAAGGATGGCGGCTGCGATCTTGGCTGCACGGATCACTTCACTTCCAGGGGGTAGGGGTGACGGGGGGAGTCGAACCCCTCCTCTTGAGCCACAGTCAAGCGTGCTGCCGTTACACCAC